TGGCGGTAATTTTCCATCCCTGCCAGTAAAGAGACCGCGCAACAAGGCGCGGGTCGATATTTTGGGCAATTTCAATATTCTGACGTTTTTCCATGTCTTCAAAAAATAGCGGCAATACCCGATTTTCGGGCAAAAATGCCAATCCTACCCGCTCCGCATGACTTGAAAAACCCACCTAAAACCCCTGTCGCTTGCCGTCTTTTCCGTAAATGCCAAAATAAAACGGACAAACACCCGAGCGCATACGCATGAATAAATCCGCCAAAAATTCCACCGAAAAATTCAGCGACCGATGGTTCTGCATCGGCAAATCCGGTGCAACTGCCGACGGTCGAACGATCGAATCAGCTGACCTCATCGCCGCCGCAGAAGCTTACGACCCACAAACCTACGGCGCACGCATCAACCTTGAGCATTACCGCCCATATTCTCCCAAAAACGACTATTCAGGCCTGGGGGACGTCCTCGAGCTGAAAGCAGAGACTTCAGACGGTATTACCCGCCTTTACGCTCGTATCGACCCTACTGAAAAAATGTTGGGCTACATCAAAGAGCGTGAAAAAGTCTATACATCCATGGAAATCATGAAGCCATTCGCCGACACCGGCAAAGCTTATCTGGTCGGCCTTGCGATGACGGATAGCCCTGCATCTCTCGGTACGACCATGCTCAAGTTCCGTCAGCTCAATCCTGAAGATACCAACTACACCGCCGCCTACACCGAAATGGAAAGCCTGCCAATGACCCAACCTGCCAACCAGCCCCAACATGAGAAAAAAGGCTTTTTTGCCGCCCTCCACGACAAAATGTTCAATAAGAAATCAGATCCCGCCCCTGTCGAAACAGAAAAAAACGACTACACCCAAGCCTTTGCCGACCTGAACAAAGAATTGGAGCAGTCTGCCCAAATTACCCAAAAACTTGCCGATGACTACACTGCCCTGCGCAAAGAATTCGATGCCTTTAAGGCCGCTATTGAATCCGCTCCGATCAATCAGGCAGAGCCGCATACCGGCGCGAATACAACCCCTGCTTCCGAATTTTAAGAAAAGGTAAGCCATGCACCCGTATATCCAGCAATACATCAACGCCGTCGCCAAAGCCAACGGTACAACTGCCGAAGGCGTATCCCGCCATTTCAGTGTAACGCCCGCCGTTTCGCAAAAAATGCGCGAAGCCGTCCGCCTGGAGTCAACATTCCTGCAAAAAATCAACATCATCAGCAAAACCGAAATTGCCGGCTCAATCATTGGTTTATCAACAGGTCTGAATGCCTCGCGAACTGATACTAAAAACGGCGACGGTACTGTACGCCGTCAGCCCAAGCCATATCACAACCTGACCGACCGCCAATATTTGTGTAAAAAAGTAAATTTTGACACTCAAGTCAGCTACGACGATATGGACTCTTGGAGCAGTCAACCTGAATACGTCAAGTTGATCAATAACCAGCTCGTCAAATCCAAAGCTTTGAGCCTGATTGCCATCGGTTTCAACGGTACGTCTGCCGCCGCCACATCCGACTTTACGGCAAATCCTCTCTTGCAGGACGTACAAACCGGCTGGTTGCAGCATATGCGTACCAATGCCGCATCCAACGTCATGGGCAGCGCAACCAATGCTGTTGAAATCGGCGAAGGCAAATCCTATACCTCTCTCGACCACTTGGTTACGGACGTTACCGAAAGCTTGATTGACGAAGAGTTCCACGATATGCCGGGCATGACCGTTATCTGCCATCAATCTTTGCTGTCTGAAAAATACTTTGCTGTTATCAAAGAAGCAGGCAACAAGGCAAGTGAGCTGCGCCCAGCCGACATCATCATGTCTGAAAAACGCTTGGGCGGTCTGCCGGTCGTAACTGCACCGTACTTCCCCAAAAATACGATTTTGGTTACTCCGCTGAAAAACCTGTCCATCTACTTCCACAAAGGCGGCCATCGCCGCAAGCTGGCGGACGAACCTGAATTCGACCGTATCGCCGACTACCAGTCAGAAAATATCTGCTATGTCGTCGAAGAGTACGGCGCAGCAGCTTTGGTGGAAAACATCAAAATCGTGAAGTAGAAAAAAAGGCCGTCTGAAATTTCAGACGGCCTGATGAAAGGGATCCAATGACTCCAGCCCAGGCACACAAACAACAGGTTTTAGCAGAGAAGGCAGCAAAAAACGGCGAAAACATCCATGTCGCCGAACCCTACCGCCGACTGTTGGCAAGCCTTAACACCGATCGCGCCTTCCTACACCAAATTAAATCCGTATCCGACAAAATCCAAGCCAAAAAAGGAATGGTAGAAAAATATCTTCCATGGCTGGAAGACGTCTATCTCTCCGGTTCGGCCGCTGAAACCGATCCGGTCTTCACTACCGCCCTGCTTTGGTTGATTGACATTGGCGAGCTTGACCAAGCCGTGCCATACATCCTATTTGCCATCGAGCATGACATGAAAGTCAAAGATGACTACCGTCGTGACCTGCCCGACCTCTTAATTGAAGAGCTGGCTGAACAGTATGGATACGGTGCTGACTTGAGTAAAGCCAACCATACTGATCTGCTCACACTCATCAGCACCGTCAACCCAGACACGGGTATGCATGCCTTAAATCTGACAGACATCATCCGCGCCAAGTTCTACAAAGCCTCTGGAGAACGTGCGGAAGAAGCCGAAGACCTCGAAAGTGCGGCGAGTTACTACGAAAACGCACTGAAGTATTCTGAAAAGATCGGCGTCAAATCCCGCCTTGCAGCCATCAAAAAACAGCTTAAAGGCTGACCTAGCTCCCCTCGCCGGGCGCAAGCCTGCGGCAAGTCCTCCAGAAATATCATGGACGGCCTTAGCATGCAAAGCCTCTGCGCCTCCTTTCCAAAGCCCGCCTAAATATCGGGCGGGCTTCTTCCGTAAGGAAATGAATCATGACTATTGTTTTCGCCGACACCCCTGATCAAGGACGGCAAGCATTAGACCAATCCGAAGTTCGCAGCATTCCTTTTTTCCCAATCATCGACCTTGCCAATTTCCGCGAAGTGATGAGGATTGAAGCGAACATTGCAAGCAGCCGTGTTTACCATGCCGTCCTCGAAGCCGTCGCACACGTCAACGGCCAGCTTAAGAAATACCGCATTGCCGCCGTACAGGTTGGCAGGGCCACTCTTGCCGAAACAGGCGATTCAGACGACGTCATTAATGGCGAATCGGTTAAAACCATCCATTACCGCCGCGCCGTCTATTGCTATGCAAAATCACTGCTGCTGGAAAAATACGCAGATACAGAACCATCGGGAAAAGCGGGCGAGCGTGCCGAAATGAAACAACATCAAGCTGAAGACTTCCGCCGTGAAGCACACTATGCCACCGCGGCAGTCATGGGCGAGCGCCGCTGCGATTCGGAATTAATTTGATGGAATACACGACCCGTGAAGGCGATACCGTCGCCAATATCGCTTGGAACCATTACGGGACGTCCGCAGGCTACACCGAACAAATCCTGACCGCCCCTGAAAATTACGGCTTATCGAAATATCCTGCCCTCCTACCTGCCGGTTTGAGTATCCGAATGCCTCAAGCCAACCACGAAGAAGCACAACAAAAATCCACCCTGAATCTATGGGACTGAAAACGTCATGACCCAAGACAAAACCACCACTGCTGTCAACGCCGCCGTAATTATCATCGGCAGCTACCACGTCCACGCCTCCGTAGCCTTCGGCGCACTCATAGGCGCATCGCTGTTCGTATTAAGCCAAAAGGCAGAGCGACCGATTAATAAGGCATGGCTTTTTGCTGTGTCTTTCATCGGCGGCATTTTCGGTTACGACGGCGCAGAAGGCCTAATCAACTGGCTGCTGCCGGGTGAAACACTGAACATCAATAGCTTTACCGCCGCTGCCATTTTTTCTGCCGGACTGGTTTTAGGTTTACAGCGTGTCATGCGCCTGATTGAAAAAGGCCGTCTGAAAACCCTGGAAGAGGAAAAAGAATCATGAATACAGTTCAATCTGCTGCCGTCATTGCCCTGTCCCTGACCGCGGCCGTTCGTATCATCCTTTTTGACACCCGCGGGAAAACACATAAGCCGTTAAGTGCGGCAATCGCCTATTTATCTATCGTATGGTTTTGCAGTCTCGCCCTGGCCGCTGCCTTTTCCATTAAATCACTGACTATATGGTTGCTTATCTTCGGACTGGCCCTGCACACGGGCGCAGTGCTATGGAGTGGCGGCAATATCAGCAAAATCCACCCGAAGAAAACACGCCCAAGCACAGAAAATCAAGGTTTTTTGAACCGCGCGTCAAAAAAAATACCGCAAGAAAATATTTAAACACACGAATAAAAAAGGAAGAAAGCATGACTGAATTGCCCTGGATGGCAGAAGCCCGCCGACACGTCGGATTGAAAGAAATCGTCGGCGCGAAACATAACCCGATTATCCAATCTTGGCTCAAAGAAATGGGAAACTTTCCCAATGCGGCAAAAGCATGGTATGCGGACGATGAGACACCATGGTGCGGCCTGTTTGTCGGTTACTGCCTCGGTAAAAGCGGCCGCGGCGTTATCAAAGATTGGTATCGCGCCAAGGCATGGGCGGAGGCTGGTCTGACTAAGCTGGCTAAACCCGCCTATGGCTGTATCGCCGTGAAATCCCGCAAAGGTGGTGGCCATGTGTTTTTCGTCGGTGGCAAAAACGCTAAAGGGCAAATTATGGGATGGGGCGGTAATCAGGGTAATGCAGTATCTGTTGTGCTGTTTAACGGTGCAGACATTGATGGTTACTACTGGCCGTCTAAATTGGTTGATGGTAAGCCGGTTAAATCGGAACCATCCGCAGAGCGTTATAACCTACCCATCGTTACCGGCACTGCGGCAGCAGGCGTAAGCGAAGCCTGAAACGGAGGAATCATATGAAAACAGCTATTGTTGTTGCCGTATCTTATATCCTGACCGTCGCCGTCCTCGGATATAGCTTGATGCACATGCGTAAAAGCAATAAGGCACTGACACAAACAGTCGCCGCGCAGGAAGACGCCATCAAATCAAAAGACGCAACAATCAAGATTTATAAAGCCCGCACCCAAAGCTTGCAGGCGCAGGTAGACCAAATGATGAAGGTGCAGGCTGAAAAAAACAGCCAAGTCGAAGCAGCACTGACTAAGCATCATGAATGGTCGTCTGAAAAACTGCCCGAAGATGTAGCCCAAACCATCAATAAAAAATAACAGCGGGGCGCATGATCGCGCCCTTTTAAACATCAAACTATGAAAGAAAAAAATGAAACGTCTCTCCGTTCTCATTGCCGCCGTTGCCCTTACTGCTTGCGCCCATAATCCGCCGGTATCCGTACAGGCTGCCGAGTCATGCCCGCCGGTGCCGAAATGTGAAGCCTACCCGCCTGAAGAGATTGCAACCAATGCGGACATGGTTCGCGCATTGATTGCCTATCGCTCGGCTTTTGAGCAGTGCCGCCTCTATCGGGACGCTTTGTCAGCCTGCCTAAAAGGAGACGAAGAAGGGAAAACAACACCATGACTGACATTATCGACCAAGCCTGCGACTTAGAGCAAAAAATGCGCAAATACTGGTTATTACGCCACAAAGAACAAGAATCCTCCGCGCCATCCGCCCAAGAGTGTGAAGAGTGCGGCGACATCATCCCCGAAGCCCGCCGAGAAGCCGTGCCGGGGTGCCGTTTATGTATAGACTGCCAGCGCGAAGAAGAGCAACGGTGGAAATTCAAAAGATAAGAGGCCGTCTAAAATGGAAAAGCCCAAAAGCCTGCGTCTTGCTATCCAGGAAACACTGCTGGAATTTAAAGCTGCACCTGACCGTCTTCGTATGACGGTTTTGTCTGGACAGATTATTCCGAAACGCAATACATTGAGTTACGAAGCGAGGTACACGCTTAATATTTTTGTTCAGGAGTTCCATCGAGATCCAGCGTATCTCTTTTTGATCGTGAATAAGTGGCTGCAAGAAAATCAGCCGGATATTTTGTGCCCGGGCACAGACGCATCATCAAGAGCCTTTGTTTTCGAGGCAGAGCCGATAGAGTCGGATGTCTGGGATGTAATGATCGAATTAAAATTGACAGAAACAGTCATTGCCGGTTTGGATGAAAACGGCTTAGTCTCCTACAAAACAAAATCCGAGCCGCCGCGCCCCGTTTTTTAAACAGATAAAGGACGCATGATGCGTCCTTTGTTTCAAGTGCAAGAGGAAATATGGAAGAACTGGAAGCACTCGTTGCCCAAATCGAACATTTAGCGCTAAAGATTCAACCGTCTGCCCGTGCCAAACTTATGCGCAATATCGCGACGGAGCTACGCCGCCGCAACCAAAACCGCATTAAAGCCAATATCGAGCCTGACGGAAATCCTATGGTCAAACGCAAACGCCAAGGTGACCGTTTTGCTTTCCGAAACCTACGGGATGGAGAGGAACTACACCGCCGCCCGTTTCGTTTTTTTGGAGAACTATACGGAGATAGAGATATGGACCCTATTGCATATAGTCGTACAGAAAACGGAAATGAATTGGTACGGTTCGAGGGCGACCGCGAGCTGTACGGATTTCGGCGCGAATATTTGTACCTGAAAACGCCGACAATATCCCGTATGGTAATGTTTCGCCGTATCGGAGCCGCCCGTTGGTTGCGTCAAAAAGCAGACGAGAATCATGCAAAAATCGGATGGTTTGGCGGTAAAGTCGCACAAATTGCAACAGAACACGAAGACGGTAGCACGGCAAAAAACCTGCCATCCCGCCTGCTATTGGGCTTACCGAAAGAAGACTTGGAGTACATTACAGACCAAATACTAAACGCCATAAAAATGGAGTAAAAAAGGCCGTCTGATTTATTCGGACGGCTTTATTATTATATTTTACAAGTAGCGCATAAATCAGCATAAAAATGTTAAATCTTGCATAAAAACGCATAAAAAACCAATGTTCGAAAATCGCCGAAAACCCTATGAAATATAAGGATTGCAGTAGGAGTCGCCGCTGCATAAAAAAACGCACCCCCACAGGCTCCGAGCGAGGGAGCGGGAGCGCGCGCTACCTGCTGTCAGTGTAGAACAGAGAGACCTTCCTAAATTCAGTAAGGCTGGTTTAATCCTTATCGTGGGAAATAAGATTTTATGTGTTACCTTATGTGTTACTTATACTTTTCAAAAAAATAATCATCAATAAATCATATAGGTATGATTAAATTTTAATCCCTTCCTCTCTGCCAGATACT